TTAATATTTTTGGCTTTTTGCATGCCTTTTACTTTTGGTGGTTGCATATCGTTATGTTTGTTAGAGTGTGCAAGCTTTGTATTTTTTGTAGCTAACTCGTAATCACCTTTTTCAGCATGAGTTTGCTTTTTCATCACTTTTGTTTGTTCGTTAGTTGCTTTGCTTTTAAATTCTTTTTCACCTTCAGCTGTACGATCTCTTGTATCTTTTTGACCTTCTGGTACTGGAGCTAGGTTAGCACCTGTATCAACTTCTTCTAAACATTCGACTGGAAGAGTGATTAAATTAGCAACCATACCTGGTGCATATTCTTCATATACATCAGCTAATTCAGCCGGTACTTGATCTGCACCTTCAGCACTATAACGTGAACCAGCGCTGTAATTATGTAATTTACCGACGCGTAGATTGTTACCTGCTTTAACAGCTTCTTTAATACGCTGCTTAACATTTTCGCCTAACTTTTTAAAACCGTCCATATTTTCGTAACCGGATTTTAATTTTACAACATCCCCTACAAGAAAACCGTTACCTTGTGCATAACGACCGTAGGCTGCTTCAAATAAAGAGTTAAACTTACTGTTTTTCATATGATGATATTACTTACTACCTCCCTAAGTATTTTACAATGCCATCCATAAGTTTTAACGGTCTACAAAAGGTTATAGTAACCAATACTTATACATATTCGGATTTACATCTAGATTTTAGTAATCCTATAAGCAAAGACTTGCAAGCAGATTATGATGCTGCAGCTATTAAAAATTCTATTTACTCTTTGTTTAATACCATGCCCGGGCAAAGTTTATTAAATCCATTATATGGATTAGACTTAACCCAATATTTGTTTGAACCGGTAAATGAAACAAATGCACGAAACATTGGCAATGCTATAGTTAACGGATTGTCTTTGTATGAACCAAGAGTAACTGTCTCTAACGTCAACATAACTCTAAACCTAGACGAGCAAACCTATTACATTGACTTAAATATAATAATGCCATATCTTAACAATCAAGCTGTTAATATACCAGGCACTTTAAGCAAAACAGGATATACAATTTTATAAGATGTCGACAACATACACAGATGCATCAGCTCTAAACATTCAACCAAACGAATACATCGCGTTTGATGCTACAAATCTTAGAGACTTCATGCGTACCCGCTTAACACAAAGCGGCTTATTTACAGATCAATACGTTGAAGGTTCAAATCTGAATGCGGTTAACAGTGTTATTGCATATGCTTTTCATACTTTTATGTACTACCTAAACAAGACTTCTTCGGAGTCTATGTTTAGTGATGCTCAAATTTACGAAAACATTAATAAAGTAGTTAGGATTATTAACTATTCCCCTATTGGGGTACAAACCTCAACTGTAACGTTTACCTGCTCCGCTACAGCAGACTTACCTATAGGTTCATATACAATACCTCGTTATTCGTTTATTCGTGTTAATAACGCTCCTTATACATTTAACACTGATGTAACTTTTACAAAAACTTTATCTACAAATCAGTATATCGAAAGTGTTGGTAGTCAGACCTTATTGTACCAAGGTAAGTGGACAGAGTATCCAGCCTATACTGCTCAAGGAGCTACTAATGAAACTGTTTTTGTTGCACCAGGTAGCGCAGTACAGATAGATCATTTTAATATTGATGTTTATGTAAAGAGCGCTGCAACCGGTAAATGGTCGCAATGGACTCGTACAGAATCTCTTTACTTGGAAACTGCTACATCAACCACATTTGAAGCTCGTTACAATGAAAGTCGTAACTATGAGTTAAAGTTTGGTAACGGTGTTAACGGAGCACAACTTAACACAGGCGATATAGTTGCAGTCTACTACTTACAATCTTTAGGTGTTAACGGTCAAATTGGTTCAGGAGATTTAAGCTCTTTACCTGCTGTACTTTATAATACAGCTCAGTTTAATCAAATACAGGCTGACGTATTCAGCACTGATCTACAGTACTTGGATGATTCCGGTATCACTTATTTAAGCTTTGATAACGCTAATACATCTACAGCATTTACCAATGCAGAAAATGCAGATAGTATTCGCGCTAATGCTCCAGCTGCTTACAAATCTCAATACAGGCTAGTAACAGCAAATGATTACAACAACTTTGTTAAGAGTACGTTTAATAATATTGTACAAGACGTTTTAGTATATAGTAATAACGATTACGTAAACAATCATTTACGTTATTTATATAATATTGGTTTAACTAACCCTAATCAAGATAATAGAGTATTATATAATCAGTTAGCATTTTCTACTTCCTGTAACTTTAATAACATTTACATTTACGCTTTACCGAGAGCTTCTCAGGGTAGCACAGTTAACTCAGTAAGTTATCTAACACCAACACAAAAAACTTTAATAACCAATACAGCTATTAGCAAAAAGACTTTAACGTCTGATATTATTGTAATGGATCCAGTATATAAGACAGTTACAATAGGTTATAGTAGTACAACCGGAGAAGATGTTAATACTATTATTAATCAAACAAGATTAGTAATAATGTTAGAGCGTACAGCAAAAGTATCTGCACAACTTATACAAAACAAAGTAACCGGTATTATTACTTCTTTCTTTGATCCGACTAAAATGACTTTAGGCTATAATATAGACCTAATCACTTTAACAGCTCAAATTGAAAGCATACCTGGTGTATATATGGTATATACTCAACGTCAAGATACAGGAGAGACGGTACAAGGGGTTAACTTAGTATTGTGGAATCCATCTTATCCAACTAACGACATTAGTATATTAACTAAAAACACTCAACTTGCACCTTTCCAAGCGCTTTACTTAAACGATACAACCAATATTACGCCTCGTATTATTGTTTCAACAGATGTATCTCAAGACACTTCAGTTATTAACATTTAACATTTACTCATATGGCCGATATTAAAATCTCAGCATTACCTACATTAGGCTCAGCAGGCGCTCAAGGCTCTGACGTTATTCCAGTAGTAGACAATTCATCTCCTGGTGCACAAGTAACTAAAAAAATTACTTTAACTGATTTAACCAATTACATTACCGGGCAGATACCACCTTCTACTCCCTCCACACCACCCACTTATAATCTTCCACCTGGTTCTGGATTAGGTTACTACCAAAAAGAAATCTTTCAACGTTCTAGTATAGTACCAGCTACCCCGCCTAATCAAGTCAGTCCAGCTGGTTGGTATATAAGCGATCCAGGTAGTAGTGGTAATGATGTATTATGGTCTTGTACAGCTCTTATTGACCCATCTGAAGGTGGTTCGCTAGTTAATCCTCCTGGTGCTTGGTCAGCGCCTATTAGAAAGGGTGCAGGTCAAGTTATATTTTACTCTCCTACACAACCTACTGCTGGTTATATACAGGACGGAGATTTATGGTACAATACAGCAAATAACAATGTACTTAAAATTTATCAGAGCGGTGCTTGGGTACTAACAACAGTACCGTTCCCGTACGTTGATGCTAACGGTAATATGACCGGTATTGTGCAAGTCAACGGAAACAATAATGGCAATGTTACTTTAGTTGCTGAGCAATTTCAGATCGTTTCAACAGAAGATTTAGCGGGTTCGACTTATAAGACTGCTCCATTTAAAATATTAAACATTACTGCACCTGCAGGTACTACATTTGCTGATGGTACTACTAATAAGCATCAAATCTTTATGGATGGTACTCATGTTACCAATCTAGATGCAGGTTCTATTATTGGCGGCACTATTCAAGCCGGTGTAAAGATGCAAACTCCTTTACTTGAAGCAGGTGCAATAAACAATAATTTCGGTGTGTATAATGACGGATGTACAAGATATAGTAATACTGCTACATCAACTAATGGCATATCAATAGCTGGTAGACCATACTATACGATGCCTACAACCGGTTATGTTACATTAACCGATGGTGGTACGTACCCTATTACGCAAGGCGGAGCTCCTTTACCTCAAAATTCTGCAGGCACTGAACAATGGTGGAATGGTTCTTATCAAGGTGCTTCTAATATTTCTCCTCTTACTTTTTGGGGATGGAATACAGGGCCTACCGGGTATATAGCAAATCGTTTTGGTTGTCCAGGTAACGGTGAGCAGTTATTTTTATATAACTGGCAAGCTTATACAGATGGAACCGACCCGTTAATGAACGGTAATTTAGTTTATAGAATAGTAACTAGCTATTCAAATAACGTGGTAGGATGGGGTCCGACTTGTCAAGTACAATTCCAACAAGCCGATCTTGCTGGTGGTGGTAGGGTTTTACAACAGCACGGGGCGCTCTGTTTTAGAGGTAACAATAGTGAAACCCCTACCCCTGATGGTACTGGTTATCTTAATGGTATTTGTCTCATACAGTTTGGTTGGCGAGTAGCATCTGTCGGTACCGGATCAATAATATGGTCTAGTATAAATGTTACTGCAGTTAATATATAATGTATGTCAACATACATCAATACAGAAGATAGTAACGTATTAAATACGCAAGACAGTAATCAAATAGTTACTGAAAGCTCTACTTCTTCATCTCCTTCGACTTCAGCACCAACAGTTACCAGTATTAGTCCTACAAGCGGTTCTACAGCCGGTGGTACTATAGTTACTATTAACGGTACTGGTTTTACAAATGCTCTTGGAGTATCTTTCGGTACTACAGCAGCTACTACTTTTACAGTTAATACTGATACATCTATTACTGCTACTTCTCCAGCTGGTGCAGCAGGGGTGGTTGATGTAACTGTAACAACGTCATTAGGTACAAGCACTACAAGTACAAATGATCAGTTTACATATGTTGCACCTACCATACCTTTCTGTTCCCAACATGAAAATTTAGTTTCAACATATATCAATTCTGGCGGGTTTTCAGTAAAAAGTTCTTATATTGGTGCTTCTCCTAGTGTAATTTTTACGTATGCAACACCTGTATATGTAGATATTAATATTGCTACTGGTGCACAAACAACTACGATATTAAACTTATTCTCTATTTTTATACAATATGGAGATGGAGTAGAAGAAGAAATTACACAAGTTACAGATAGTGTAATGCGTGGTTCGGATCACGTATACAAATGGCCTGGTGAGTTTGAAGTTAAAGTTTCGGTTATACCTAAGAACGGTTGCCCGCCTTCAATATTCCGTTCTTCAATAACAGTACAAAATTATACAACCGATTATTTACAATGGGATTATTCTCGTTGGCCAGAACTTACCCCACAGAGCCTTTCTTTAGGTGGTTTATTTCATGGTTATCAGTCTAACCCGCCTGGTTCGTTCAACTCTCCTACACCTTTAACATTTTCATTCTCTGCTTCTAATCAATTAAGCGGCAACTTAGTATTTGACTTATA